TTCTTAGTATATCCATCGGGCATTGTGAGCGTGTACCACGCACCAGCGCTCGTCAAATAATCTGAACCCTTAATGGCATCAAACCAGCTTTCCTCATCGCGGATACCAATGTCTTGAGTACCCCACATAATGCGAAATGCACAGTTCCTACCTTGGGTTCCAAAGCGTGACTTTTCTAGCTTACACTTAACCTCTGAGCCAATACGAAATCCCTTTTCGTCTGTAACAAAAGAACTCTTTGCCTTGCGACCTGTAAGCCAGATACGCAAAGAGTATGCATAGTGCATAGCCTTGCCGCCAGGGGTAGTATACGGAGTCACCATAGCAATCTGGCGCGCCATAGGCCCTGACGGAATGTTTGTCTTCAACTGGTTCAGAACCAGAAAAGTAGCTTGTTGATCGGCAATCGGGATAGTCAGCTTAGACATACCCTTTGCCAGAATACGAGCCTTTACAGCCATCGATGATTGAGGATTAAAGTCTCCCTCAATATCAGAGATAGCGGGCGTCAAAGCCAGCGAATCCCAGATGAAAACAAGCTTTTCATCAGTCGCCCCAAGCAACTCTTCAATCGTCTCTAGAACGAACTCGACAGACGTTGCTTGGATGTACATAAGCCGCTCTAGGTCGCAGCCTGAGCGCTCCAAAAAGTCAGGGTCGATAGCAGACTCGGAGTCAAAATACACCACAAGCTTGCCCTGTTTCTGGGCGTTTGCTGCTATCTGTGCTGCCATATAAGACTTGCCTGTAGACTCTAATCCTGCTAGCTCCGTAATCTTCCCAACAGGGATACCCGCTACCCGTCCACGACAAACAATAGAGTCCAACCAGCGTGAACCAGTAGGAATCCATTCCTTTACTTGTGTTGGGTTTGAGCCAGTTAAATCGTGAGCTACATTCCTGCCAGCCTTCTTATTAACGATCTTCATCAGATCTTGCATTGCTACTCGACCCGGCTTTGTTTGTGTTTTTCTTGCCAATTTTCCCTCCTAATAGTTTTTGATGCTCTTGGCAGTATTGATGTTCTAAATTACAACTTTTCGCTCTACAGGGTGTGGGGCTATAATAGCCCCCACAACACCTGTTATTAAGCGCTTTGTTCCAATCGCTCATTTAGCAGCTGCCGAATCGGCTACTACTGTCAGCGAAAGTTGCGAATGCTGTAGCGCCATAGTCGAAGTCAGCCGGTCCTTGAACTTCTCTCGATTTTGCGATTGATGGGGGACTGTCACCCACTTATGATAATAGTTAGAGTCAGACGGCGGCTCCTCTTGAGCGGTCTCGGCTCGGGATCGGTCTTTAGCATAAGCAGCATGAGATTGTGTCTTCAACTTCTCATGGATCTTAGAAAGATGCTGATAAAACTTGAATGAATCAGCGATCATCAGCCCATTATCATGGGCATATTCCACCCCTAACAACAGGGCCCACATCTTATTGGCCGCAATCTTCAGCTTCCTAGCGCTACCCGGAAGCTTCTCTGGGAGGCTTACGATAATGCTAGAAAACATATCTATAATTTCCTCGGCGCGGTCGAATTCTTCCTGCCGTTTGGCGTAAGGACAATTTGGATCCCACATTTCGTAGAAATCCTCTCCTTCTACGTAGAATTTGTCCAAATCCGCCGAATTAAGATCTCTATCGAGCGTCCGATCAAGAATCATAATGAACTTCACCATTAACTCCCGATCAATTGATTCCTTCATTTTTACATTGCTCAATAGTTTCCGGAAACAACCAACGGTATCATCGGTTCGCAATCTTATATAGCGAGATAGAGGAGTGTTGGCGGCATGCCGATTCTCTTGGTCGTTAAGCGACTTTCCCTTTTGGTGAACACTGAAAATCTTACGCACCTCTTTGGCGCTCACCTCCTCATAAATAGTGATAGGCACAGGCATATCTTTGAGGGCATCCTGCACTCGCGATGGAAGATCTTTAAAATGTTGGTTATCAATATTATGTTCCTTCCCATCTGCGTCGTCCAAAAGCCCGCTATATGTAAAATCATTGGCAAAGAAGGCAATCAACACATCTTCAGTTTTGTGTTGACCGTCCATACTAACGTATTTAAATCCCTTACGTAATAGTTCCTCAAAATACTTAGTACTATGAGTATCGGTAGGCTTGTTAAGTTTAATGTAGTCTAAACACTTGCGCACGTCTGCTAAAACAAGATTAGCAGTAACCCATCCTCTATTATACGAGGAAATAGCAGCGCGCTTAAGCTCTAATGTCCAATTACCTCGCTTGCGATTAAAATCTAAATCATAATACACATCTTCAGTAGTTAAGGTTTTTGCCACCTTAGAGGCTTTTATCTTATTTCCCATTTTATTCTCCTTTGTTATGAATGATAAAACAAAATCCATATGATTAAATTTTATCTGGGTGATTAGAGGCATCTGTTCCCCATGCCTCCCTGCGGGACTAGCCTCAATTACTTACCAGTCATAAGCTCGTTAAAAGCCTTGTCAACGCTACTATCAGCGCTTCCATACTTAGCAGTTTCCGATGAGCGACTTTCAGCAGAGCCATCGCTCGCGAGTTGCTCATCAAGAATCGCGTCGATCTGTGCTGGAGTTTGACGCTCGAAAAGAGAATCAAAGTCAGGCATGCCATCAAGGAGGGCGGGGATCGCATCCTTGTCTTCCAGCAAAGCCGATGTGTTACGACGCATCTTGAGGTTTGTTTGGGGGTACGCACCGGGTTTCGTGGGCTTAGTATATGTAAGAGTGATGTCCGTACCCTCTTGAATGTCTGTGACATCTCCATACTCGGGATCGAGGATATACCCCAAAAGAAGTTCATAAGCCTGCTTTCCATAGCCATAGACCTTGATACCTTCTTCCTCTCGACCCCTTACAACGACTGGTGAGAAATAGCGAGTGCGAACAAAGAGTGACTTTGCCAGCTTTTTGCTTTCCTCGTCGTTTTTATCGCTTCCTTCTCGCCATAACGAGGAAGCGAATTCGCAAATAGGACAATCCTCTCCAAAGTTGCGCTTTGGACAAAGAATGCCTCCGCGATGATCTCCTACATTATAGTGGAAGAACATCTCCTTCAATGGATCTCCGTCGTTCGTTGGAACGATACGAATATCCGTATCACCCTCATCTGGCTTAAACCAGACAGAGTTTCCGTTAGTGTTTTCGCCGCGTAGTGTTGCGAGCTTTCGGCGCATTAGCTCCATATCAATTCCCATAATTTATCTCCTTTTTTTGATGTTTATGAGTGAACAATAAGCGTTCCTTACTGTTCTAGTATAACACTCTCAACTAAGCAAGTCAAGAGTTTTTTTGGATTGCGTTAGTGTGGGCAACGCAAAACCCAAAGTCTTGTTGTAGTGGGGTTTCATAGATAGCATATGAAATTTTTCTAAAAGCATTTTTTGGTTTTTCCTTTAGTATATTAACAAGCTTTCGATGAAGCCCACCCTCTTCTTTCAATCTTTTTTCATTGATACACATATAATAACATAGCTCACGGTCGATGTCAAGGTCAAAAATCCATTTTTCTTCAAGATTTTTCATGTCCAGCATACCCACTGTTCTAAGACGATGGGTTTCCGCTGGCCTTGAAACTTGACCGATTTCAGGTTCAGAATGTTCAAAATAATTCAAATAATGAATGGTAGAAAAAATGGAGCTATTCAATGTATCATAGTATTCTTTAACAGGGATATTCTGCAAAATATTTTCTAGATTTAGGTTTGAAAAGAACGTGATTGAATTAAGTAGTCCAGAACGGGCATATTCTTGTAAAACGCCAAATACCGCACTCTCTATAAGGAGAGGAACCCCGGTTAAAAGTTCAGTATCGGGTTTTATGTAAAATACATCCACTCTTTTATCTTTAATTTGCTCAAGAATTCCCAATGAATAATTCGAACTGTAAGAAGAGCCGACAATAATAAATTGAACGTGATCATCAATGTCCTTAAAAAACTTTTTCACATTCGGGACGTTCTTTTCATAATCTTCTGGATCCTCGTATGTCTTTAGCTTAAATTTATATTTGGACGAACGAGCTATTTTATCATTCATCAAATATACATTATAATTTGAGGGAGCAGAAAACTTTTCTGCAATAGCCGAAGCAGCATTTCCAAGCCCAATAACAGATATCATATTTTAAGGTCTTCCAGGTCTAAATAGTTCTTTCCGGCTTTCAGATTAACAAGATAGTTTCCTAAACTATTCTCTGTAAACATCTTCTTAATGTCTACAATTAATTCGCGCTCATCATCGGCCATATCTAATACAATTTCATCATGAACAACATGTGATACAAACGACTTTTTATCCTGTAAGAATTCGTCAATTTCAACGGCCTTGTCAAGCACCAAATCGGCTGTCGTGCTTTGCACCAAATAATTCAATGCCTTTCTTTCCTCCACAATAATACTTCGCTTAAAAGGCGTATTTACCCGTCCGTCAACATAATATTTTTCTAAGACCGCTTTCTTGTCATAGACGTTATTTCTTAAAATTTCACTATCATCGGGACTATATAGCCATGTAAAGAATATAGTCTTCATCTNGTCTCTTGTCAAGTCTTTTTTTCGAAGAACGTTATTTTTGTTCCATTCGTGGATATCTTCCTGCGGTTGGCTTTTCCCCGCTAGCGCAAGAAAGGTCCGTGCTTCCGCACCATTATAGTCCAATGAAATAAACCAATCATTGTGTGGCTTCACAAGCTTTCTCAACTCGCGCATCATTGTGAGAACAGGAAAAGAACTGGTATTTGTAGCCAATCTACCGGTCACAGTGCCAAACAAATTATAATCTACATGCTGGGGCCCTTTTAACAATTTTTGTGCTCGTTCACGCATATGAGTCAAATAAAACAAGGTTTTGCTATTCTCTCCAGTGATATTCAAGTCACGGTATTTGATTTTATAAAGCAACTTCTGAACTTTATCTAAATGTTCGTAATTCTCAGGTTTTTCATAATTCTCAAAAACGTATTCCGTGATTTTATTTTTTGCTTCACAAAACTGCTGTAGAAAGTCCTTTGGTACGAGATCATAGAAACAATGTTCTCGCATGTTAATCCTGCCTATTCTAAAAGATTTCAAGTAGGCCTCAAATCTCCGCTGGAGACGGCGCCACTCTTCAATCAGGTCTTCAGGGCACACTTGCTTTAATGACTGACCACCACAACGTAGCCATGCATATTCCACATTGGGATCTGTGATCGATCCTGTGTATTTCCATGTTTTTGTTAAGCCGGCAGGAACTTCATCAAAATATAATTTTCCACCAACGTATGTGCCCACGCATTCGGACTTATCGTCCAATGTTTGAAATATCAAGGCTCCTCCGCATTTCGTATAGCTTGTTGATACTTCTTAGTATAACTTATTGAGCCTCGATAGTCAAATGGTTTATTAACAATTGTTTCAAATTTATTTAAGGCCGCCATAAGGTTTTTTGCCTGATATAACTCAACTGTATCATCTACAAGTATGTCTTTTTCAAAATGCTCAAATTTAGACTCTTCCTCTAAAAGTCTAATTCTACAATATGCTTCCAAAAAATATACTGTAGAATATTTTTGTGTAAGTGCTTCTATAGAATATGTTTTAGGCACAATCGTTTTTGATATCGT